TCACCAGTCAAAACTTTTCACCAGCGTCAGCTCGCCAGCATTACGCATCGGTACAATAAATGTTTCCTGTTTCTCATTGACCGATCCTTCATCGGTGATCAGCGTCAGTTGGGCGGTGGTTAATTCCATTTCGCTGCGCCCACCATAGTAGTTGATATTGAAGTGGTCAACAAAAACTGGCCACCGAGTTAGAGTTTTTCCAGTATCGATTTTCCGATTCGTTTGGGGGTAACCCACCGTTATATTCGTGCGGTCTTAGTGCGCTGTAATATCCAACGATATAGTCCGTTATGGCGTGAGCTGCCTCGCTGAAGCTTACGTAACCCACCACCGGCATCCATTCGTTCTTCAGACTCCTGAAGAAGCGTTCCATTGGGCTGTTATCCCAGCAGTTTCCGCGCCGGCTCATACTCTGTCTGATCTGGTATCGCCACAATAACTGCCGGAACTGCCTGCTCGTATAATGACTGCCCTGATCGCTGTGGAACATCACCCCGCCGGGCTTACCACGGGTTTCCCATGCCATTTCCAGTGCTTTCATGGTGAGCCTGCTGTCCGGCGAGAACGACATGGCCCAGCCCACTGGTTTTCTTGCGAACAGGTCGAGAACAACGGCGAGGTACGCCCAGCGCTTACCCGTCCAGATACAGGTCACATCACCGCACCACACCTGATTTGGCTCGGTCACGGCGAACTGCCTTTCAAGGTAGTTAGGGATAGCAACATGTTCATGACCACCACGTTTATACCGGTGAGTCGGCTGCTGACAGCTGACCAGCCCCAGCTCTTTCATGAGCCTGCCAGCAAGCCAGCGTCCCATCTGGTAGCCTCTCCGGGTTGCCATTGTGGCGATGCTTCTTGCTCCGGCCGAACCATGGCTGATGCCATGTAGCTCAAGTACCTGACTGCGTAATACAGCCCGTCTGCCGTCTGGTTTTTCAGGACGGTTTTTCCAGTATCTGTAGCTGCTGCGATGAACCCCGAACACTTGGCAGAGTGTGACCACAGGATAATGCGCTCTGAGTTTCCCGATTATCGAGAACTGTTCAGGGAGTCTGACATCAAGAGCGCGGTAGCCTTTTTTAATATTTCATTCTCCATTTCAATGCGTTGTAGCTTTTTCCTCAGCTTACGTATTTCGATTTGTTCTGGTGTTATCGGAGAGGCTTTTGGTGTTTTGCCCTGACGCTCATCACGCAGTTGTTTGACCCATCTTGTCATTGTGGAAAGGCCAACATCCATAGCTTTGGCGGCATCTGCCACCGTGTATTTCTGGTCAACAACCAGTTGAGCTGATTCGCGTTTAAACTCTGCGCTAAAATTTCTTTTTTCATTGGAGCACCTGTGTTGTTCTGAGGTGAGCATATCACCTCTGTTCAGGTGGCCAAATTCAGTGTGCCACTTCAGTGTGGCTGAAGCTGAAGTGCGACCGCTGATTGGCGATGTGGTGGCGATGGACTGCGCCGAAGATGTTTACCGTACCGCGCTGGAACAGACGGGGATCGATATCCAGGGTATTCACCCCGGTGCGTACCGCAGCATGGTGAAGTTTGCCGTTGAGCAGAAGCAGACGGCCAAATCCTCTCCCCGTGTGGCGATGGATCAGGCCAGCGCATCGACGTTTGCGGCAGATTTCCCCGGTGCAAAACTGAAACGAGGTTACTGATATGAATACTTTTCAGACACACATGAACCAGTACCCGGCACCGGGTATTCCGGGGGCGTTTGCCAGTGCTAACCCTCATGCCTCGTATGTGGCGGGAGATGGCGGGCTGATTACCGGCCCTGACGGGCTGGTAATTGCCCGGTTTGCCTGGGTAACCAAAGGTGTTGCCGCTAATAAGGGGGCCGGCGCACCGGCGGGTTTTGTTCCTCGTGACGGGCAGGCTTCCATTGTGGAATGGCTGGCCGGGGACTCGAACACCATTTATCCGGGGCGTGAATGCACCCTGATGGTGTCGGGGGATTTCTGGGCGCTGACCACCACTACTGCGACGATCGGGCAGAAAGTATTTGCCTCACTGGCCACCGGGGAGATAGCCACGGGGGCGGCTGGCACCTCGATGGCGGGGTTTGTCGAAACCTGGTTTTCCGTTGCCAGCGCTGCGGCGGCAAAAGAAGTCATTAAGATCAGTACCTGGAGCAAATAATGAATAAATTTAAACAGCATTATGCGACGGCAAGTCGTGACTACGGGATTATTCTTCCCGGAGCACAGGCTTATTTGCCGAAGGAGTACGCCGCCGATTACGGACTTGCGATGGACGCGCAGCCTGCGCTGGTCACAGCGGCTAACAGCGGTATCCCTGCGTATTTCACCAATTACGTTGAGCCAGAACTGATCCGCGTGCTGGTGACGCCGATGAAAGCCGCTCAGATTCTGGGCGAAACCAAAAAAGGTGACTGGACGACACTGTCGGCACAATTCCCGATTGCAGAATCTGACGGGGAGGTGAGTTCCTACGGGGATTACAGCAACAACGGGGTGGTAAGCGTAAACGTCAACTGGGTACCGCGCCAGAGCTATCACTTCCAGACCTTCACCGTATGGGGCGAACGTGAGCTGGAGATGTACGGCGCAGCCCGTATTGGCTGGGCGGCAGAGCTGAACGTGGCGTCAGCACTGACGCTGAATAAGTTCCAGAATAAGTCCTATTTCTACGGTATTGCCGGACTGACGAACTACGGTTTGCTGAATGATCCGTCGTTATCTGCACCAATCACCCCGGATACCGTTGACGGTAAACTGAAGTGGGACGACAAGGACGGACAGGGCGTGTATGACGATATCGTGAAACTCTTTAAGCAACTGGTGAAACAGACTAACGGCCATATTGAGCGTACCGACAAAATGAAACTGTGCATGTCGCCGCTGGCAGAGGTGAACCTCACCAAAACAAACCAGTACAGGGTTAACGTGTCCGATCTGCTGGCGAAAAATTTCCCGGCGATGACCATTGAAACGGCGGTGGAATACACCTCTGACGCTGGCGAGCTGGTACAGCTTATCGCGGAGCGTCTGGGTGAACAGGATACAGGCTATTGCGCTTTCACTGAAAAAATGCGCGCCCATGCGGTAGTGGCAGATACGTCTTCCTGGAAACAGAAAAAATCCGCTGGTACCTGGGGGGCGATTATTCGCCAGCCGCTGGCGTATGCACAAATGCTGGGGGTGTGAGTTATGGCTGAAATGGTAACAGTGGGCTGCAAACTGCCGAACGGTCTGGTGCTGGAAGTGGGTCAGAAACGGGTTCAGGTGGCAGGCTGGCGGAATAATGCGGTTAAAATTGTGGGGGGCTATGGTCTGACGCAGGTCGATAAGGTGTTTTTTGACGCCTGGCTGGCGGAGCACGGACAGCAACCTTATGTGAAAAATGGCGTTATTTTTGCGCAGGATAAGGCGAACAGTGCAGTCTCGCAGGCTACGGAGCAGAAAGCCGTTAAATCCGGCCTTGAACCGCTGCCGCAGAAAAATCCGGCTCCGGGCGTTAACCGCAATGATGAAGTGATGGGTAAACCTCAGGAGTAAACGCTATGGGTACGGTGACGTTTGACTGTCGGATGTTTGTCAGTCTGTACCCGGAGTTTTCCACGGTGACACCGGAGCTACTGACGGCGGTGTTTAACCGGGCGACCGCGTTGTACCTGGATAACACGGACGACAGTCCGGTTACCGACCTGAAGGAGCGGGAACAGCTTCTGTTCCTGCTGGTTGCGCATCTGTGCGCATTGCGGGGGCTGGGAAACGGGAGAGACGGGCAGGCTGGTCTGGTGGGGCGTATCACCAGTGCGTCGGAAGGTTCTGTATCGGTATCGGTGGATAATAGCGGCAGTAATGATGCGTCGTGGTGGTATCTCCAGACCTCCTGGGGTGCTGACTACTGGCAGGCGACAGCGCCATACCGCTCAATGCAGTATCATTCCGGGGGGGCACCTTCGCGATATCCGGGGCATTATTACCGGGGATACGGGAGGGGGCGTCGATGGTAAATAAAGTCACAGGTGGCAAACAGTTCCGGCAGAAGCTGAAACAGGTTGCCGCGAACCTTTCATTGGGTAAAAAACTCAAAGTGGGTTTTCTTGAGGGAGCAACTTACCCTGACGGTACGTCAGTGGCTTATATTGCCGCAGTTCAGGAGTTTGGTGGAAGAGCGGTCATACCCGCCCGTGAGCAGACGCTCCACTTTCGCTATAACGAAAAAACGGGAGAAACCGGGCACCGCTTTGTCAAAGCCGGTAAAGGGAATTTTGTTCAGGATGTGGTTATTCCTGAGCACACGGTCACCATTCCCCCCCGTCCGTTCTTCCGTAAGATGATCGAACATAAAAGTCCCGAATGGGGCGAAAAAATGGCGACCTTATTACGGGCGAATGATTTTGATACTGCGACCGCTCTGGTGTGTATGGGAGAACATATCAAAGGGCAGTTGCAGATGTCTGTTCGCGACTGGGAAAGTCCGCCCAACGCTGCATCCACTGCCCGGCAAAAGGGTTTTAACAACCCGCTTATTGAAACCGGACATATGATGGACAGCGTTGATTATTCTGTAGACGGGGGCAAAAAATGAACTTTCACGGTATTGTTTCCGGCGCAGTACGTCGGGTAATGACTCCAACTTACTGATAGTGTTTTATGTTCAGATAATGCCCGATGACCTTGTCATGCAGCTCCACCGATTTTGAGAACGACAGTGACTTCCGTCCCAGCCTTGCCAGATGTTGTCTCAGATTCAGATTATGTCGCTCAATGCGCTGAGTGTAACGCTTGCTGATAACGTGCAGCTTTCCCTTCAGGCGTGATTCATACAGCGGCCAGCCATCCGTCATCCATACCACGACCTCAAAGGCCGACAGCAGGCTCAGAAGACGCTCCAGTGTGGCCAGAGTGCGTTCACCGAAGACGTGCGCCAC